TCCGAGGGCCACACGCTCCCGGCAGTAAGCGAAAACTGGAGCGGTGAGAAAACGATCCTCAGCGAGGGCCGGGACGAGGACGGCCGGCATTTCTTCAAAATCAGGACGATGCAGCATAACGGATGGATGGCTATCAATACCTACTATGATGATGGCTCAACCGATGAGACCTATGAGAAATGAAAGGAGCAGAACATGAGCGAACTGAAACGGTACGGATTGGTCCGGTGCTCGAAGAAGACCGGGAAGATCGACACAGCAATGACGGGCCTTGGGAAAGGCCTCCTGCAGCTCTGGGGGCTGCAGAACACCACCAAGAGCAAGCGCACGGTGATCTTCGAGCTGGATACCGGGATCATCGAGTCGATGTACACCGGAACGGAAGGCGGATTCCCGGAAGTTGAAAAGGGGATCAGCAGCAAGGGCCTTATGGTCAACGAAGATCTTCGGGAGGAGATGGCAAAGGAGGCGATAACATGATTCATTTCAACAGCAGAGGCGCCAGCGGGAACATCTTCTTCATACTGGGAGAAGTTCGCAAGGTGATGCGAAAGGAGCGCCGGATCATCGAGTACAACGACATGTGGGAAGAGGTTCAGAACAGCGGCTCCTATGAGGACGCGCTGGAGATCATCGGCAGGCACGTCCCACTGACGGACGATGCCACGGGAAAGAAATACGGGGAGGAGAGATAGAAATGTACAGAGACCTGATCGGAGATCCGGAGCGGTTCGAGCTGAATGGCCGCGAGTGGTGGGTGCAGATCTTCCGGCGCTGGAACGGCAAGATCAAGTACATCCGGCTCTATGACAGTGAGGGGGACTTAGTTTCGGAGTTCCGCACCGCGGACGAGGCGCTGGCCTACATCACCGGCGCGAAATAAGGCCACCAGAGGCACACAGGGGCGTTGCAACGGGCAGATACCGGCAAGCCCCTGTTTCTATATGCCTGAAAACCTGCGACGCCGTGCGGCCCCACGATGCTTGCAAATGCGCCCAAGGTGTGATAATGATAGACTCGCAATCCGAATGAAGCACAGGAGTTCGCCGCTCCTGTGCTTTTTGTTGTGGCCGCTCCTTTGAGTACGTTGCCGAATCTATACGGCAGTTCGGCTGGAAGCAGCCGATCGTCATTGACCAGGACGGCGTGATCATCGTCGGCCACACCAGATACAAGGCCGCGCAGCAGCTTGGCCTTGATCGATTACCCTGCATTGTGGCAGAGGATCTTTCTCCCGAGCAGGTCAAGGCGTACCGACTGGCCGACAACAAAGTTGCTGACTTCTCCGTGTGGGACAACAAGCTTCTTTTGAAAGAGCTGGACGAGCTGAGCAGGCTTGCGGATGATCTGTTCACGGGATTTGATACGAGCGAGATCTTTGACGATTCGCTGGACGAGTCGGTGAACAAGGTTCTGACTGAAAATGAGGCAGGCGTCATTTACGAGATCGTCTTCAAGAGCGAGCACCCGGATAGGATAGACAGGATCCGCGAAGTCTGGGAGGCGATGGGCAATGAATAAAGTGCTCGTCGTCGAGATCTCCGGAAAGCGGCCCGGAACATCGGCTCAGCGGCCAACGGAGAAATTCAAGATAGGATACGACCATCTGATCATCTCCAACAATGCAGACGGCTATGAAACAGACTGGCCGATTGTGATGGTGCCGGATGATTATGTGGCCTGGTACAAGTCGAACGTCAAAACCTCGGAGAACGCATGGTACGCTCCGATGAACAGGAGCTATGCAATCAAGTACGCCAGGGAACACGGATATGATTACCTGGTGCAGTTAGACGATAACATCATCTATTTGGAATTGGCTTATGTGTCGGACGGGAAAGACGGCTACAACCGCCGCTACCGGCAGCAGAGCCAAACAGAAATGATGGATGATTTCATCGACATACTCTGCACGGTGCTGGACAACACCAATGCGGCAATCGCCGGATGTGATCTCCGCGCCGTGATGCCGTCGAACATCTACCTCTCCGAAAGGTTTTGCTACAGCTTCTTCGCGCTGAACTTGAAACGTTGCCCGGATCTTTACCACGGCGATTTTGAGGACGATATCGAATTTCGCCTTAAATGCGCGGAAATGGGAGCGCCGTCCCTTATGGTTTGCCCGCTCCGGTACGGAAAGACAGGGCAGAATTACAACAAGGACGAAACCGGAAACAGGGCAGCATACACAGCCGCAGGCATCAAGCGCGGCGAACACATGAGGATCCTTCACGGCGATATCTATTCTGCCGGTTACGGAAAGCGCACGATGACGGTCGCAAATGTTCCAGACGGGAAGGTGTTTCGCCATAAGCTGAAAGTCTTCAAACTCGGCGTGATGGTGAAGGACCAGGAATCAATAGACGAAAAGATTCGAGTGATCCTTGCAAAGTGGGCGAAGCCTATGCCGGATAAGTCGATTCTGAAAATCCGGAAGAAGAAACAGACGACAAGCCGTGGTAAAAGGCCAGCCGATTAGACAGCTCATGTGTGCGTATCTCATAGCGCTTCCTTCACATGGCGCTGGCCTGCCACGGCTCTTTTCGAAAAGGAGAAGAAGCATGGAAGATACAGAGAAGATCCCGGTGTTTTTGAAAATCATAAACGGGAAAACCGTCTGCATCTGCCATGCCAGAGATAAAGGCTGCAAGCACAACTGTCAGCGGGACGTTGTCAGCCGGGACAAGTTCGACGGCTGGAAGCAGACGCTGTACAGAAACCGATACGGGAGGTGAGAGCTTGGCTCGAAGTGAAGCTCAGCTTGCCAATTTGGAGAAGGGCAAAGAACATCAATTCACCGCGGAAACAGCGGCGATAGCGGGAGCAAAGGGCGCAGCAGCCTCAGCAGAGGCCAAAAGAGCCCGCAAAACCATCCGCGCAGAGCTGGAAGCACTGCTCTCGAAGCATCCTGTGGACAAGGAAGGAAACGAGAGCGAGCTCAGTTATCAGTCCGCCATGATCGCCGCGATTCTGAAAAAGGCGCTCAAAGGCGACACCAAAGCATTTGAGATCATCCGGGACACCATCGGAGAAAAGCCCGCCGAGCGGATCACGCTTGCACAGATCGACCAGGACACCATTGACGAAGTGGAAAAGATGGTGATGGGCGATGACGCGTGAACAGGCGATCAGACTTCTCCTGGATCATCCGGTAAAGGTCGCCCACGCGCTGGGCTTTACGAAACTCACCGATCTGCACAACGAGTGGATCAAGGACATGGTCCGTGGGAAGAAGGACGAGACGCTGCAATCCCACCGCGGCTCCTACAAGACGACTTGCGTCTCGATCGCCCTGTGGGAGATCTTCATCCTCCTTCCGAACGTCCGCACCTTCTTCATGCGCAAGACGGACACAGATACCAAGGAAGTGATCAGCCAGGTCAAGAACATTCTAAAACACCCGATCTCGCAGTATCTTGTGCGCTGTATCTGGGGTGTTGACCTGGTGCTGACAAAGGAGAGCTCGGACGAGCTTTCCTCCAACCTGTGCCAGGACGTGAAAGGAACGGCGCAGCTCAGTTCCCTCGGCGTCAGCGGCTCTCTCACAGGTAAGCACTATGACCGGATCTTTACGGATGATATCGTGAACCTGAAAGACCGCAGCAGCCGGGCAGAGCGGGAGCACACCAAGGCGATCTACCAGGAGCTGCAGAACATCCGAAACCCGGGAGGCAGGATCTTCAACACCGGAACTCCCTGGCACAAGGAGGACGCCTTCACTGTGATGCCGGAGCCGAAGCGATTCGACTGTTACACCACCGGACTGCTGGATGATGAAAAGATCCAGAGCCTACGGGATTCCATGACGGCCTCGATATTCGCTGCGAACTACGAGCTGAAACACATAGCCGACGATGACGTGATCTTCCCCGAGCCTGTGACAGGCGGAGATCCTGCACTTATCGAGCAGGGCATGTGCCACGTGGACGCAGCTTATGGCGGCGAAGACGGGACGGCCTTTACCATCTACCGGAAGAAGGACGGCAAGCATTACATGCTCGGCAAGCTTTGGCACAAGCATGTGGAGGATTGCGAGGACGAGATTATCCAACTCCGGCAGAAGTTCAACGCTGGAAAGATCCTGTGCGAGGACAACGGCGACAAGGGCTACCTGGGGAAAGATCTCCGCAAGCGCGGGGAGCGCGTGATTATCTACCACGAGGACATGAACAAGTTTATCAAGATCACATCCTACCTGAAAGCAGTCTGGAAGGATGTGATTTTTGTTGAAGGGACAGATCCGGAGTACATCGACCAGATCTGTGACTACAACGAAAACGCCGAGCACGATGACGCGCCGGACAGCGCGGCCTCCATCGTCAGGGCCATGTGGAACAAGAGAGACAATTCCGACTATCAGACGATTTTGAGGTAAAGGAGCGCGGAGAATGCTGACATACGAAGATTTTTTGGCCTGCGGGAACGACGAAAAGAAAAAGATCAACTTTATTCTGACGGCCATCGGCGAGCACAAGCACAGCCAAGCCTATCTCAAGGCCGTAGAAGCGCAGCTTTACTATGACGGCTTAAATCCGACGATCACGAACTACGAGAAAGTCATTTTCGACATGAAGGGAAAGGCCCACATCGACATGTGGACCGCAAACCACAAGATCGCCTCGCAGTTCTTCTCCATGGCGATCAATCAGGAGATCGCCTATCTGCTCGGAAACGGCGTCATTTTTGGGAAGAGGGAAACAAAGAAAAAGCTGGGGAAGCTGTTCGACGCCAACACGATCAAGGTCGCGCTTTCCGGGAGAATCGCAGGTCAGTCCTTCGGCTATTGGAACTACGACCACATGGAGCCGTTTCGACTGACGGAGTTCGTGCCGATCAAGGGCGAGGAGAACGGCGCGCTCATGTTGGGGATCCGCTGGTGGCAGCTGGCCGTTAACAAGCCGCTGCGGGTGACGTTCTACGAGCTGGACGGGATCACGGAGTACATCCAGCGACCGGGTGAGGAGATGAAGATCCTCGAAAACAAGAAGGCCTATGTGAACACCTACCGAGGCAGCAAGGCAGACGGCGTTAAGATTGTGGACGGCCAGAACTACGACGGCTTTCCCATCGTGCCGTTCTATAGCAACGATAAGCACGAGAGCGCCATCACCGGCAAGCGCAACACCATCGACGCGCTGGATCTTGCCATGTCGTCCATGGTAAACAACGTAGACGAGGGAAACCTGATCTATTGGGTTTTGACCAACTGCGGCGGCATGGACGATCTGGACGACGCCCGTTTCCTGGAACAGCTACGCATGAGCCATGTGGTGCATGCGGACGGAGATACCGGAGCGAAGGCGGAGGCCCACACGGTGGAAGCGCCTTTTCAGGGCACGGCGGTGACGATCGAGCAGCTTGAAAACAGGCTGTACAAGGACTTCCAGGCATTCGACCCGGATTCCGTGTCTCAGTCGAACCAGAGTGCGACTGCGATCAAGGCGGCGTATATTCCGCTGGATCTCAAGTGCGATATCGTCATCGAGCCGCAGGTCACAAAGTTTATCACAGGGATCCTCAAACTCGCGGGGGTCGATGACGAGCCGTCATACCAGAGAAACCAGATCCTTAACAAGATGGAGGAGACGCAGACGCTGGTGATGCAGGCCGAGTACTTTCCGGAGGAATACACGCGAAAGAAGATGCTTTTCGTCAATGGCGATATCGACATGCTGGATGAGATCGAGAAGCAGATGGCGGAGGACAGCATGAAGCGAACCGTCCCGAACGAGGGAAACGAAAACACCGAGAAAGAGACGGAGGACGAAAGCGAGGCTGAATAATGCCGAGGAAGCGGATAGGGCCGGACCGTGCCCACCGGGAGACAGACGCGCTGCTTGACGAGCTGGAAAAGGTACTGGCCGACGCTTACGGCGAGGCATACCAGGACATCGAGGAAAAGCTGGCCGATTATCTTCGGCGTTTTGAAGCCAAAGACGAGAAATGGCGTCTCTGGGTAGCACAGGGAAAGAAGACAGAAGAAGAGTACAAAGCATGGCGTACTTCGCAGATGATGATGGGCGAGCGCTGGGCGAAGATGCGCGACGAGCTGGGGATGGACCTTGTCAATGCCGACGAGATCGCCCAAAAGCTGATCAACGGCGAGCTGCCAGAGATCTATGCGCTCAATCACAACTGGCAGACCTACGAAATCGAAAAGGCGCTGGGAATGTCCACGAACTATACGCTTTACTCGCCGGACACGGTCCGCAATTTGCTCAAGAAAGACCCGAAACTGCTGCCAGCCCCAAAGGTGGATATTCCCGTCGACCTTCGATGGAACAAGCAGCGGCTGCAGAGCGTTATGCTGCATGGGATCCTGCAGGGGAAAAGTATTCCGGAGCTGTCGAAGGCCGTGGAAGCGGTCACGGACGGCAATCACAAGAACGCGATCCGCAAT